GTAAGGTCACCACCTACTGAGAAGTTACCAGTTGAGTTTATGCTACCAGTGACATTCAATTGTGATCCGTTGAATGTTAGATTACCACTGTCTTGTAGTTCACCGTTTGATCCAGCTGTTACAACTCTACCTGTGGTAAGATCTGATACTTGCATTGATGCAACTGTTGCTACACCAGATACATTGACATTCGTTGTTTTCAGAAAAGCAACTGTACCTACACCCGATACATTCACCTCCGCAGCTCCTGTACCACCTGAGGCAGCGTTGTTAGGAGTTGTATCCCAAGATAAATTACCTGACCCATCAGACTTCAAGTAACCTGTATTGACAGCAGCTGCTGGCATCACATAGTCTTGATTACTTGAAACTGATAAGGGTGCTTTGATTGTTATCGCATGTGCTCCATTATTTCTTGCTTCTGTTAGTTTTACTCCAGATGCTGCTGTAGCACTACCTTTTTCCCAAAATCTTCCTGATCCAATAAATTGATTATTGCTTGTTGTAGAGTCTATACCAACATATAAATCATACTTGTCAACGGTGAATCCTGGTTCACCCGCTTGAAGACCTGGTAAACTTGCGAGATTACCTCTCTTGAACTGTAATACAGGGTTCGCCATCTTTTAAAAATTTCCTCAGTAGTATTTAGAATTTATGTCCAAGTTCCAGCATCAAGGTCAATTTTATTATCTAATTCATCACCAAGGTTGTTGATGACAGTCGTGCTGAATCCCACAGGTCCTGATAGTGAACCCACAGCAGAGTCAACCACTGCGTCTGGACTTATAAAAACAAAATTGTCAGCATTTGGATCATAAGTCAGAACAAAATTAGTTCCCACTCCAGTTCCGACTGCAGTAGAAATAATATCTGATATGTCTCTTAGGTTTGCCACTCCTTCCTCCTCTACAGTAAATGCGACGATTGGTTGACCGTCAAGATTGGTGTCTGCATGGTCTGATACGATTCCGACTTTGGTAATTTGAATTGACATATCATTGTGCTGATGTAGGAATTACTAACGCCTGACCTTGGATGACCTTAGTCTTTATATTACTATTCCTGTTTATAATCAAAACGTCATACTCATACCTGCCAGCAGTTATGATACCAGTTTGTGCAGCAGTAAGACTTATAGTAAGATTACCTTGAGCAGGTTGTCCACCATATGTAGCAGCAAAAGCAACATTACCTGCTGCTTCAGCATGCTTCCTCATTTTTGCTGAAAAATCATATAGAGTAAGATCCAAAGGTGAATTATCTCTTTTAGCCAAGTCAAAGGTAGAAGAGAAATCTGTGCCCTTATCAATTTGTATATTGACTGATGGTACTGCCATAGATCTAGTTCAGTATTTCTATTTATTTCCTTGTAAAATTAGTGATTTCAATAAATCTATCTCGGCACGTAATGTATCGATCTCTTCTCTAGTTGAAAGACGTGCTCTCCTATCACTCATATATCTTTTGTAAGCAGCGTCATTGTTATTCACTATCGCTGTCGTTTTCACATCCCTCATCAGAGATGGGTGATTTTCCACCTTGATTTTTTTTGATTGGGTATGTTTCATCTAGTGTGCCCTCTAATACTTCGTATGCTAATGCCCATGCGTTGATCATTTTTTCTTAGGGTAAAGTGATTCAATTTTTTTACGTCTTAGTTCCTTCTCTTTACGTTTTGCCTCTACCTTCTCATCCCACCACTTCACTGGCCACTTATTGATTTTAAGTGCAGCGTCAAATAATTTTTTTTTAGGTAGTTTGAGTTTCATATCTCCATTATGCCACAGCGATGGCACGGAAGTCAAGTAATTCAGGATCCTGTGCTTGGTTAGTTGATGCTATGTCAACTTTTATTTGGAATCCAGTAAACGGTGGTAAATCATCTACAGTGTATTCATACTCTATAAATTGATCTTCCAGACTAGGAACTATGTTCCTATCAGGTCTACCGCTATTATTTTTAGATTCTATTACTAAACCTGATGCATCAAGATTATCAAAACCTGGCATCAATTCAAATACTTTATCCAAACTATCAGCGTCTGCTCTGAATAACCTATACAATACTCTGATGTCAGATGCTGGTGGTCTAAATGCAGCAAATAATACTTTCAGTGATGTAGCAGGGTTCTCAAGTTTGATTACCTTAGTCAGATAAAGATTATCATGTGGATCATCTATACTATTTGCTCTATTGCTGGTAGCATAGTTACCTATCGGGCTGTTGATTCTGGACGTTGAAGTTATTATTGAACTCTTGAAAACATCAACCACAGGTGATACGTTCTCATCGCTTGTGCTTAGTTGTAAGTCCATAGTAAGAGATTTTTCACCTGGCAATGATCCTAATTGTGCAGTCTCGTTTACCTTAGAAGCAACCATTCTTGGTTCTAAGAAATTAGTCTCGTTGATCAAGGATATTGATTCAAATCCTTTGTCTTGGAATGATGTCTCACCACCACTTACACTGGTAGCAGAAGTAGTTCTAAGGTTGGCATTGATACCTGTTCCTTTAGGAGAACTATGTGCAATACTTGGTGTAATAGATTCAAATTGTATATTTTTAGTTGCATTACCTCTAGTTCCTCCACCTGGTTTATCCTTATCAAAAAGAACAGATCCAGTGATCTTCACATGATATGAATCAAGAGTGACCTTATCCTCAATAGAACTTGTTACATTAATAAGAGAGTGTTGAGTATTAATTTTTCTAAGAGATACTCCTGATAATTCATACTTTTGCACTGGAGTTCCGATAGGATACGTCCTTGCAAATGTATTATCATTACCTCTGGTTATAGTACCACTTAGTTGATTTGTACCAACTGATGTGTATTGTATGATCTCATCACCTATCAATGCGAAACCAGGATTGCTGGCTGTTACTTGTGCTCCCTCAAAGAAATTGAACCCTGTGCTGCTTGCAACACTTACAACACTCGTAGCACTTACATCGTACGCAACAGTTGTTTTTGTAGGAACAGAGTCACCTGTGACACCATCAATTGCAACAGTATTATTTGTTGCATGGTTTCCATGATTAGGATGTGTGACCTTGAAATGTAACCCGTCATACTGATCTGTATTTGTTGTTACTGTGCTTGCTTTTATATTAGGTAAAGTTGTTCCATCAGATATAAGTGTGTTAGTAGTATCAAATGTGCCCTTACTGTTTGTGAGCACAAGAGCATTTGCAGCTGTTGTTACTCCCACAGTCAGTGTGAGATTCTGTCCTAGTCCCTTTGTACCAAGAGCAGCAGTTATAGTATCACCTACCTGATATCCACTTCCTGTGTTGTCACCTTTGACAGTGGCACCAGTAATGGCTCCCGATGAAACAGTCACAACACCAACTGCACCAGATCCACTCCCTGTCAGAGTTGTAAAGTTTACTGTGCTATATGTTGCATCTTCATATCCTGTACCTGCATTAGTAATTGACAATGTGGTAGCAACCTGTGATAGGTGTGCTAATTTCTCAGCAACCACACCACTAGCAGTAGAGTTGGATGTTTGTGTTATTGTAGAACCAATGTCAGCACCATTTGTGGCGATAGAAGATGTTAGACCCACAGTCACTCTCTTAGAGAATGTTTCAATTGGATTATCTGGTAAATGATTTCTTGTATCGAATGTGCTCAATTGAGGGTTGTACATTCTTACAGTGCCAGGATCAGTTACAAACTTTGCCTTCCTTGAAATATACTTCATGTCCTCCAACTGAGATGGTGTCCATGTTCCAGCTGTCTGTCCTTTGAACAGAGATCCAAGTGAAGGTTGTTTTGTTACTATAACCTGTCCCAGCTCTGTATTATCAGCTGTAGAAATGTCAGACTCACCTACTTGACAAATCCACTGATTATACTCTCTTGTTGACGTTATTATAACATAAGAATATTCACCTGCTGGTAAGTATATTGGTGATGGGAATGTAAATGTCGTCGGGACAGTTGCATCGGATGATATATTCACTTGATCAGGATTCAATATGACATTACCATTCTTTACCATGTTCCTTGATGGATATCCATTGACTACACTCACTACTCGCAATTCAATAGGCACAGTTTCAGATTTTGTTGCAAAGAAGAAATCAACTGATGTCATAAAAATACCAGGATCTTCATCAACAAAGAATGTTTGTGCTAGTGGGTCATCATCTAATTCAAGTGGAGGATGATTATTGATAACAGTGTTCTGAACATTAGTAATATTGTTTGTCACGTTTGTGATGTTGAATATTACTGGTTCAGGTATGACTGGGGGTGCAGGTTCTGTTCTTTCTAAAGTGGTCTCGGTTATGAGAGTTCCTTCGGAGAAATGATCTGCTGATGCTCTTGAAAAACTTAGACCAGGAAACGCATCCTGTGGTCTTAGACTCGATAGAAGTGCAGTGTTTGTGCCATTCTGAAATCTATTTGGTGGTATGTAATATGAACCAAGTAATGCACCAAAATCATCTGATATCAATCTAATTTGACTAATCGTTGCCTCTGCACCACTACTTTCACCCACAAGTGTCATACCAACTAATGCGAAACCAAAGAAATTAGCATCTGATTTTTGATTGAGTGATTGTATGTCAACATTCAGCACAGTCGTGGTCTCAGAGTAAGATGATGATAGTCCTACATTTGCAGAATATGGATTATTAGTGAATGTAATTGTAGGTTGATTGAAAGGTCCGTCTTTATGATTTGGTGCTGCTAATCTGAATCTTAGATCAGCACCCTGACTTTGATTTTGTGTTGATATGGCAAGTCCACGAACTGTTTCACCAATTTGGAATGCACCCTGTATTGGGGTTACCTCTAAAAGTTTAGGTATAGTACGAATATTATTTTCTATCATGTCTTCACCAGCAAACGAATTGTAGTGATTCGTACCTGGTTTCAATCTTGTACCAGTGAATGCAATATTCTGCTCCCTCATATCTGGGATAGGTTCTTCATCAATAATAATATCATTTGAAAAACCTATACCATCATCTATTACTTCAAATTCTCTTTCAACAAATACGTCTGAATCTGGATTTAGTGTAAGATTACCGTTCCCACTTCTATTCATGTATGGATTAACATTTTCAACTCTTGTGGCAAATGGTTGTTCTCTATCAACAACCTCAGTATAATTCAATGTGACAAGATCACCTGTTTTTTTGATGTTAGGAGATCCTAAGTCGGTGGCATATCTGGGATCGACTGAAATATCAGGAGTCCCATTAGTGCCCACAACACTAGCAGAACCGATAAGCAAATCAATAGAGTCTGTGTGTTTTCTTGATACGAGTTTTCCTTCATTGATATCGTACTTTAGAACTGGTACAGTTTTGTCAGCAACATCAAAGTTATTGAATGAATCAACCACAAATCCGTTTTTAAATCTATCTAATCCAGTTGTAGGATCAGTGATTACAAGACTCTCTGTTTTAGATTCTAGAAGTGAAAGTGATGTTATTTCTTCAAGACTTTCAATTCTATTTTCAAGGACACCTATGTCCTTCATAGTAAATCGTTTGTTTGCTTGGAATGTAATCTTTACGTCACGTTTTGCATCATAAACATATGGTTTCAATTCAATTTTAGCAAGTTCAAACGATTCAGATATACCATCTGGTTCTACTGGGTTTACAGCAGGTATGCCCTGCTTGACAGTGAACGTAGAGTCTCTGTTGATGAACAATCTATCTATTCTACCAAGGTAGTGATTGTAATCAAACGTTATGTTTTCATTAGAAACTAACACACTTGGAGATTGACCACCACCACTAAAGTCTCTTGATTCAAATTCAAATGGAGACAAACTACCAGAATAAGCTGCAACTCTTGGTCTTAGATCAATAACATCTGTATTCCTTATATTGTCAAGAGCAGGTACATCATCAAAATTTGTGTAACTGTTGGCTGTAAGAATATCACCAGAATCTTCTGAATTTATAACATAATGATCAAAGAAGATTTTCAATTGACCTTGTGGTTCAGGAAATCCTTGTTTACGAACTATCCTACCAAAATCATAAAACTCTTCTCTCTGTCCTGTGTCAAGAATAAAATTATTTCTTATATTTGGATCACCAGAATCTACGCTTGATAGCACAGCTCTCACTCCACTCTCTTGGAATGTAACTTCTTCACCATCTTTGAATGCACTACTGTTCTTAAATATAACGTCTACCTTAGTTGTGCTATTTCTTGCCAACACCATTGCAGCAGCACCAGAACTTTTACCCACGCCAATCTCACCAACAATCACGTCAGTGTTATTACCATTAGGTCCATTGTAAGAACCTAATGTCAAGTTTGGTATTGATGGTGCTCCTGTACCTGATGATTCAAATACAGCAGATACTGATACAACGTCAGGAACGTCTAGAGATACTTCCCTATCTTGAACTCTTTTACCAAATACATCACTAGGTGTCAATCCATCAGTTACCCCTGTGGTAATACCTGAATTTGATCTGCTTGATCCATTGACAACAAGAGTTGCATTTCTTGTGAGTGTCTTTTGTTTTGATTTAATTTTTGATTTCTGTTGTGTACTATGCACGACAACGTTACCAGATTGAGATGCAGTCAATCCTGAAATTGTTACACCTTTACCACCACCTGTCAACACAACTTGATCAGATGTAAGTGCTTGTACAGATCCATCAGTGTATAATATTGTATATCTCTCTTCATCAAAAGGTGCGTATACTAAATCTGTGCCTGTCAAAGATGGTAAATCCATTTGACCACTTCCGTCTGTGCTTTGACCTGTATTTTCAACTCTTAGTTGTAAGAGAGAGTTAGTGAAGTCTAATGACTCAACATTACTATTCGGTAGTTCTGCATATAAGAAACCACTTGTAGACCCTCTAAGTTTACCTGCAACAATCTTCAAGTCACTGACAGTTACAGTAGAACTAGGTAATGCTTTATGACATATACCAGATATTGTATGTGGTGCTGCTACAACAGTTACATTATTATTTGTAGGACTTACTGCACTTACAACATTGAATGTAATGTCAGTCTGTCCACCTCGTTTATATGCAATAACATCACCCACCTTAAAATTCTTTACCCATCCACTTGTACCACTGGTTATTACACCACCACTTGTAATACTGAATGACCTACCTGTAAGATCTTTCTTAGTCTCTAGCACTACATCAGCAGAGAATGTTCTACTTGCAGCAGTTGATCTAATTGATTTTACATCACTTAGATCAAACTCTGTGATTGCAGTTATAACTCTACCATTTGTAACACCATTGATTATTATTTGTTCATCCTTTATAAATTTACCTGATACTTGATTCAGCACTACAGTTGCAGAGTCAGTTATTGCATCTTTCAAGAATCCTCTAGCACCACTACTCTTACCTTGAATTACTGCAGGGACTGCGATTGTGTGGTTTTGGTTGAGTGTAATAGATGTATCTGTTTGTATATCAAATAAGAATATCTCAAATACACTGGTATTGTCAACATAGCCTGCATTTTGGAGTTTGTAATCATATACTCTTGCCCTTCCAATACTACTGCCAGCCGCTGAAGATTTTGTGGAACCTAATCTGGCACTTCTCAAATCTACATAATCAGATGTAGCAGCAGATAGTTTTATCTGTGCTCCGTTCAAAACATTATTCAATCTTAGTTTGTTTCCAGCTTCAAAAGGAACAGCAGAGGATTCTACCAGTCTAGTTGTTCTTGGTTTTTGTACATCAATGTAATTAGAACCAACAGAACTGGTTTCATAACCTTTGACGTATGCTTTACCAGGACCCACCCTTATATTAAATAGATCTCTAGATGGTGTATTTCCTTCGTCTGTCTTATTCTCTGGGAAGAATGTTCCAAACACTGAGTGTCTGTCATTCAAACATTCTTTTGCTTCTAAATCAAACTTAGTAACATAATAATCACCACTCTCATCATAAGTTCTTCTTGCAAATTCTTTTGCTATCTCGCTGTATAGCGTTGTCTCTATAATTTTTTTAGTTGCACCTGTATCAAGACGTTGTAACTCAATAAATGATACATCTTGAAAGTCAGTTAGTTCTTTTTTAATAAGTGATAAACTAATCTTGAGCCTATCAGCACCAGGAGCAGTGTAATTGGAGAATCCAGCAGCATTATCAAATAAACTGTTATCATCAACAGCAGTGACAATCTCCTCATTTACATTGAATCCTACCCTATAAGATGGTATATTTGAGTATTGATCAAGTATTATTGTCTCAGGATTTACTTCTATGAAAGCACCTCTTGCAAAAAATACACCCCTTGTGATTGTAAATGCAGATCCAATTGATGTAGCACCTGAGTTTATAGCAGTAGCAAAATCAGAACCGTTAGTTATGGTTGTACTACCATAAGTAAAATCTGCTAATGTGGTGAGTGTTTCACCATCTAAAAATTGTTCAGACAGATAATCATCAGAACTTTTTACGTATTTTATAAACAACGTTGTGTTGTTTGTTACTGAGTCTGCAGAAGATAATACATTGACAACTTGAGCAGTGATACCAGAACTTTTACCTTGTATAGTCAACCCAACTAATTGATCATAATAGAGTTCTACAGGAACACCAAAAAATGTAGATTCTATTTTTACTGAAGTGTATTGATTATCATATTTTAAAACACCAGGAATCACCATTGATCCCTCTTTGAAGAAGTGCTTACCCATCTTCTCAACCTGTCCCTGAAGAATAGATTGTAAAGTTGTTAGTTCTCTTGCTTGTATCGGACTGCCAGGTTTAAAAAGAACTCTGTTGAAGTTCTTTGATGAATCAAAATCATCAAAATATGGACTGACGTTTAGGTTGGTGTTCTGTGGCATCGTATCAGAATTCTAAGATAATTTTAA